TTCAAGTGGATACATTGCCGTAATATCAAATACCCTTTCCAAGTTTTATTCATCAAACGGAGCGGCTACAGCAAACTTCCCAATTACACAGATCAATGTAACGGCTGGAGGATCTAATTATTCCATACCTCCAGTAGTTTCATTTACAGGAGGAAGCGGAACTCCAACAACCGCTCCAACCGCTGTCCTTGAACAAACAATTAATACCACCAATGGAATCAACTTGCTTCAATCAGGCTCTGGATACATCGCTCCTCCAACGATTAGCTTTGTTGGAGCGTGTACTACTACAGCAGTTGCTACTGCTGTTATCGGATCTACTGGAACACTTACAGGAATTACGCTGGTAAGCGGCGGTTCAGGATATTCAACAGCCCCTACAATTGTAATCAGTCCGAATTCTTTTGGAACAACTGCGGCGGCAACCTGTACCATAACAAGCGGAGTTGTTAATAACTCATTTACAATTGGAACTGCTGGAACAGGATATACAGCAAATCCTGTTGTTACAATTTTTGGAGGAAACTATACAACTCAGGCAACGGCAACAACAAGTGTTCAGAGTGGCTCACTCACTGGATTTACAATTACAAATGTAGGCGCAGGATACACATCTGTTCCAACAATAACGATTGGAACTCCTTGGGCTATAAGCACAGCATACAAAATAGGTCAGCAAGTATATTATCAAGGATATCTTTACACTTGTATAACTGCTGGAAGCACTAAACCTGCTGGTAATGGAACACCTACTCCTTCCAGCCCAAACGATGGAACAGATAGCACTTTGTTCTTTGTGTATGCTGGAACAACAGCAACAGCTTCAGCCAACACTTGCTATGTAAATTCAGTTACTATTTCAGGAGGATCAACAGGATCTGGTTATTATAACCTTCCTTCAGTAACATTTACAAATGCTGTTGGAGATACGGCGGGAGGCGGAGCTACTGCAATTGTCGTAGATAACGCAATCACCACCCTAACTCTTGGGGTCGGTCAGGCTTACTACGCAGTACAACAGCCAGCATATGCAAAGGCGTACATTCCTGCTGGAAACCTTACCAATGGAGCCAGCTTACTTGCCCCCTCGACGAATCAGCTTCTAAATGATGGGACTTTAGTTACTTTTCAATCCAGCTCTTATGTTTCAGGAAACACTGACTCAGGACTGCCATATCCTTTGACGCATGGAACAAAATATCAGATCAAAAACTATGGATCTGACATCTATCTGTACGATTCGACAGGCGTTACTCCGATTGTATTTGTGAATGGTTCAATTCCGACGCTTGCTAATGGAACTCTGACGATGAATCACGCCGTCAGCTTCACTCCTATAGCGTCATCAACGCTTTCAGTTCCTAATTCTACCTATGACACGGGCGTTCAAGTAATCGTTAGAGCAAATGCTAACGACACGCTTCCTAACCCATTAAACACTTCTACTGCTTACTACGCTAGATTTGTCGATTCCAACACAATTTCGCTCTATACCACACAGGATGGCGCAAATACAGGTGGAACAACTGGATTAGTATCGTATTTAAGCACTGGAAATACTGCAACTAGCGTGTTTTTAATTGATTCTGTTCTAACTCCAACACTAGTCAAAGCAATCCTACACATTGAGAAGCCGATTAGTGCTGGATACATTAGCCTGTATGCACTTGATTATGGTCGCAGCAATGACATGGCCCTGATCGGTCAGTATCATCCCACCGAGACAAATCCTAAATACCGCCGTATCAGGATTGGAAAATCTGCCGCATGGGCGCGCATCATTTACCGCACAAAGTCTCCAACAATCACCAGTGTTTACGATTATATCCCTCTTGAGAATGCTCGCGCCATTCTTGCCGCTGTTCACGCTTGCGATCTGGAAGACAAGGACTTCATTGAGCAATCCCAAAAATACTGGCAGGTTGCCATTGCATACCTCCACAACCAGAACGAAAGCATGGAGGGACACGCCATGATGCCGCCCCAGATCAATGGGTTGACGTATGGCGACCAAACCGACCCTGTTATTGACTCAGACTTTTACGGATACTAATGAAATCTCCAAACATATCCGCTGGCAGGCGGAACAAGGTTGGAAGCGGTTGGACGGGTGGCGCAAATAGCGTTGTAAACCCTTGGACATTACCTCCGAACCAGTATAAGTGGGGAGTGAATGTGAATTGCAGGGGAGGCGTCGTTCAAACTCGCAATGGGTTCAAAATGCGCCTGTCGTTACCCGCTGGAAACTTTCAGGGAGGCATAGTTTTCAACTCCAATAAGATTTTTCAACCCCAGTCAACTATTACCAACCTGTCAGGCGTTGTAATCAATACTCCAGAGCAGGTATTTACGCCGCAAGGAACTGGAAGCACCTCTGTATACTTGTCCCATGCGCTGTTTTGTGTTGATGGGAATGTCTATTACGCCCCATTCCCACTGACACAGCCTGCGGATTGGAACGAATACAAGTTGACCAATATCAAGCTAGATCCAAATGTTAAGATGGTTAACTTTGTGATTGGAACGCAATCTGCTCAAACGGATAGCTCAAGCAATGTAACCATCACACCATCTCACAACATCGTTATCATCCAAGACGGCATCTCGCAGCCTGCATATTGGGATGGCAGTAACACCACGGGAGCGCAGTCATCCGTAATGCCTATCGGGTATTGGATGGCATATTCTGGAAACCGATTATGGGTAGCAAATGGCAATATTGTATCTGCATCCGACCTTGGCAACCCGCTGGGGTGGCTTGAAAGGACGCAGGGAGGCGGAAGGGGTGACTTTGACATTGGTGGAGTAGTGACTGGGATGGCTGACTACATCGGTCAAAACGCCGCAACCGCTCTTTATGTCTTTACGGATTATTCCACAATTACACTCAAGAGTGGAATCCTTGATAGGGCAACATGGGGCGTAACACCGAACTTCCAATCTGTACTTTACCCATCGCTTGGGTGCGTTTCTGGCAACAGCATTGTGTTTCAGGCTGGACTCATGTGGTGGTACTCACAGGGTGGTCTGGTAGCCGCCGACATTGCTAAAACAAGCAACCTTTCAAGCCAAGTTTTATACAAAGATGTGGAAATGGCAAAAGTAAAGAGGTTGCTGTCATCAGACTTGAGTGGAATTTGCGCGGCATCATTTGAAAACTACCTTCTGTACTCAGTTCCATACCTAGAACCAGTAAACAGCGAGACAATGGTGCTTGATTACTCGGTCGCATCAGAGCTTTCTGACGGAAAGCCGCCTGCATGGTGTGGGGTATGGAATGGAATCAGGCCGATCATGTGGTCATCCGACATCATAGAAAACGAGAATCGTCTTTTTGCATTTTCAATTGATTATGCTCCAACAAACGATGGATCGTTTAACCACCTGTGGGAGGCATTCATGCCAGAGAGGTATGATACCTACCTCCAGATCAATCAGGACGGATCAACGACCGACTTTGTAAATAGGATCTATTGCCAGATGGAAACCGCTTTGATGGGCGATGAAATGGACTACAAGCAGATGGCATTCGGTGAAATTGACTGCTCTCAGATTGCGGGAACTACGGATGTGAAGGTTTCGTATCGCGGAACAAGGGGATATTACCAAACCATTCTATCAACCCGACTTTTAGCCGTAAATGACCCTTACCAGTACAGCACAAGTCCCAATGCGGCTGAGATTGAGAGCCTTGGTTTCTTGCAAACTCAATACCGCAGGCTAATAACTGAAAATGTCAGCAGGACATCACAAGTTGCATCCTGTGAGTCAAAGTACACGATGGATGTTGACAAGGCGTTCAGCTTTTTAATCGAATGGTGCGGTCAGTTAGGCGTTGACGCTCTAAGAATGTACATGGACGAATGGCAGGAGAAATCTGTTGGACTTCCAAGCAGCAACGAGACCCAGTCGTGCGTAGTTGGCGAGAATGGTTCGTCTGTCGTCGTAACGCTTGCAGCTCCACCAAAGGAGTCCTCTGGAAATGTTGTAAACACATGGAGCAGCAGCCAAACGGCTACAATTACACTCCCAGCCACTGGAACAAGCCCATCTGTTTCTGCTACCGCCACAGCCTCCTACACCTCGTATATCTCACCAGCCGACGCTCAATCTAATGCGCTCACGCTAGCGCGTCAGGAGGCCACAAACGCCGCCAATCAATATCGCAAGGCCAACCCATAAGAATATGCCAACCATCACGCAGGCCAGCCTTCCAGTGACATCCTTTGCGAAGCTATTCATCAGTCCATACGGAAATGATGGGATTGTGCCACTCTATTCTAGCATCCCATTAAATATTAAAACGACTGGTGATTGCCTCCCATGCATTTTGTGTGGCAATTCAAATGTCAGGCAAGATGCAATCCAAGCGGAATCCGCAAATCCAAAGTATCCATCCAACAACGCCATATCAATTAACACAGGAGCATAAAATGAGACCTAAAATAGATTACAAATATGTTGCACCCAATACTCGCGAGTTTGATCAGATGCAAACATTCGCAGCTAGTTTTGACCACTGCATAATGCCAGATGCAAACACTAATGTTCATGCTTTTTATAGGGGTGATACTTGCTTCGGGTATGCAGACTCTGTCTTTATACCTGTTGTTTACCCAGCGTTTCACCCTGCGCTAACGCGCCCACAGGATGTTATTCAAGTGATGAACGACTGGCGCGCTTCAACCCAATGGTCTGGAAAACGAGGTTATATTGGAGTACCTTCTAATAACAACAATGGAAATGGCAACTTCCCTGAAGAAACAATGAATAAGTTAGGACTTGTCAGATTAAACCGAGAGATATACTCTCCCTACTAATTATGGGCGGCTCGCAACAACCTAGTTATCAAATCCCTGCACCAACTTCTGGCTTGCAAGTAGCAGAACTTGGCAACTTATCTTCCGCAGGGAATCAATCGCTAGCAAATAGAAACGCATTGTTGTTGCAAGGAGCTAAAATTCCATTGCAACCTTTTACGCCTGACCTTTTTGGTGGTGGTGGCGCGGCTACTCAAGCAGGAATGATCTCTGCCATCGACGCATTCAAGAACAAACAACTTGAACAGCAACAAAATGCCCCAGCCGCAGCCGCTCGCGAGAAGTTAATGCAAGCTGCTCAAGAAGATGTTTCTCCTGATTATTGGAAAAACCAAATGGCTAATTATGCCAAGACAACTGGAATCCAAAACCAGCTTGCATCTGGACTAGGCGACAGCACCATCGGAAGATCCGCTTTGTATGATCAGGCTACCGCGCAAGGACAGGCGTTTAGGAATGCCAACCTTGGACAGGCGCAACAGATTATTGGTAGCGCACCTACAGGTGGTTATATCGATCCTGCATCTGCAATCTCTGCTCAACAAGCCGCTCAAGCGCAAAATGCGCAAGCAAGAGGAAATCTTATTGGTGGGGTTTTGCAAGGAGCGCAAGCCAATCAACAATCAGCTACAGATTGGATCAACCAACTGATGGGAGCTTCTTCTCAAGCAATCAGCGCAAATCAAGCTAATTGGCAAAATTACCAACAAGCAATGATGAATCAATCAGCGCAAAATCAGGCTTCAAACAACATGATGTCTGGACTTGGAATTGGTGCGTTGGGTGGGCTTGGAGGATCTATGCTTGGAAGTTCTGGTGGCGGATCTAAAGGAAGTTCTGGTGGCCTTGGTGGAATGCTTGGCGGATCTGGTGGATCTGGTGGATCTAGTAAAGGCGGAGGATGGGGTGGGGCGGCTTCTGGAGCAATGAGTGGAGGCGAAACTGGAGCCCAAATTGGAGGCCCATATGGAGCCGTTATTGGAGCTTTAGCTGGAGGGGCAACAGGATACTTCGCTTAAAATTATGGGAGGATCACCTACACAACAACCTGTTCAGCAGTCAAGTTCTGCTAATATTCTTCCTGAATTGCAAAAGATGCAACAAGGGGAAGCAAATGTTCAGCAATCCGCTCAAGCTCAACAGCAAAGCAAAAGCCCACTTACATTTTATCAAGGTCAACCTTGGAATGTTCCAAAACCTACCGCACAAGGTCAATCTTCTGGGCCACTTGGAATGCTTGGTGGGATGGGCGGAGGTTCTGGTGGTCAAGGCGGAGGAGGAATAGATATATCCACTCTTCTAAAGTTAGCACAACAATACCAAGGATCTGGAAGCGGGGGCGGGGGACTTACTCCTTCACAAACAAGTGCTGGATGGGGACTCTCAGCAGGTGAAGGGGCGTAGAATTTTCAACACTAACCAATTAAAATTATGGGTGGAGCATTAGGCGGATCAAAAGGAGGAGGGCAACCAAATCAAGCGGGTTATAACCAAGACCAAGCTATGTGGATGCAATTCTTGCAACAACAACAGCAACAGAATGCGGCGGCTCAACAGCAAGCACTAGCCTCTGAACAGCAAGCTATTCGCCAAGCCCAGAGGACTGCCGCCCAAGGGTCTCAACTGGAAGGCGAGCAACGCGCCCAGCAGCAACTTGGACTCCAGAATGCTTATCAGCAGATGCAGGATGCCACAGCTACAAATAACCTGAAGACCGCTACGGCTAACGCTCCGACTGGCGGAGCTTACAATTTCAACCTTGCCCAACAAAACCAGCTTTCTAACCTTGGAGCCGCTGGAGGACTTCCTCCTTCCGCCGCAAATCAAGCTGGCAGTATGATGCCAACGATCAACCCTGCTGCCACCACTGCTGCAAATCTTGG